TAAAGCTGATATTGAAAAAGCTAAAAGCTTTGAAATGGAAATTCGCAAGCTTGCAGTCAAAGCTACTTTTGAAAAGCCAAAAGAAGGTATGAACACTGTAGAGCTTGGTAACGGCTATCAAGCTAAGGCACAGATTAAATTTAATTATAATCTTGCTGACAATGATACAGTTGAAGCTTGTCTAGAAGAAATTAGTAAGGTTGGTAATGAAGGTAGCTTTATTGCTGATAGGCTTGTTGGTTGGACGCCTTCATTTAAATTAACCGAGTATCGGCTAATTCAGGAAGGTGTTGAAAAAGGTGATCAGTCAGCTATTAAAATCATGAATTGTATTAATCGTATGCTGACGATTACTGAAGCTGCACCGACACTTGAGATTAAAGAGCCAAAGGTTAAAAAGAAATGAAAACAGATTTAAGTTTAAAACAAGCTGAAGCAATGTTAAATTATCTTAAAAATAGTTCTGGTAAACCAGATACTAATTTTGAAATTTTATGTGGTTTAATTTTATGTTTTTCTATGCAATATTTAGAAATGACTATTGCAGAAATGAAAAGACAAAAAGTGAATTTAGATAAATGAACATTAATGATTTAAAGCCTGCATCTGAATTTGCACGTATATATGGCTGTAAAGTTTGCTGCTATGGTCCACCCGGTCACGGCAAGACACCACTAGTGAACAGTGCTCCTAGACCGATTTTGCTTGCAACAGAACCGGGCTTGCTATCCATGCGTGGTTCAACCGTTCCTACCTTTCAGGCATTTGATACTAAAAAAATAGATGAATTTTTTGATTGGTTTATGAAGTCCAATGATGCTCGCAACTTTGACACTCTTGCTGTAGATAGTGGTTCTGAGCTTGCAGGTATTTCGCTCATTGAACAATTAAATAAAAACAAACACGGCATGAAAGCCTATGGTGAAATGGCAGAGTATGTAGAAACGCATTTACGTAAGCTCTACTTCATGCCGAACAAACACATTTATATTATTGCGAAGCAAGAAATCATTACCGAAAGTAATTTTAAACGTCCTTATTTTCCCGGTAAATATCTGCCTGTTCAAATCCCCCACCTTTTCGATTTTATTTTAAATTTAGACATTCACCCTGTACCCGGCATGGGGCAAGTGAAAGCCTTACAGTGTGCAGAAACTTTTGATCGAATGGCACGAGCACGTACAGGAAATTTAAATATGTATGAACCACCAGACTTAGGAGCACTTTTTAGAAAGGCAATGAGTTGACAACTTTATTCATTTAACATAAATGGAGTTTTCTTTTAACAAAAGAAAGGAAATTAAAATGGCTAAGAAGGCTAAAAAGAAAGTAAAGAATGCATTCAATAAGTTTTTGGATAAAAATAAACTTGCTTTAATGAGCGTTTATATTCCAAAGACATTGAAGGCTAAGTTGAAGCAACAGGCAAAGAAGCGTGATGAACGAATGAATGCAATTGTTGTTCGTGGTTTGGAAAAAGAACTAAAGAAAGCAGCATAAGGAATAAAGCTAATGAGTAATTTTCAAGGTGTCCCGACTGGTGGCGTTTTTAATGCTCAAATGTATGAGCCACAACAGGGAGGTTCAAAGCATCCTATTGGTAATTTCCCTGCTAAAATTGCCAATACTCAAATCGTTTCAGCTAAGGATGATAAGAGTGGAATGTTTCGAGTAACATTTGAAACACCAGCAGGTTCAATTGATCGTAATTATAATCTTTGGCATGATAATCCGCAAGTAGTTGAAATTGCCCACAAACAACTTTCTGCACTTTGTCACGCTGTCGGACGCTTTCAAGTTAATATGGCTAATCAGGGTCGTGAACTTGTTGGTGCAATGTGTTCTATTGAAGTTGGTTGGCAGTCTGGTCAAGAGCCTTCAGCCGAAAAGCCTCAAGGTGGTTATGTTGAAGTTAAGAAGGTGTTTGATCAGGCTGGTAATGAGCCGGGTAAGTCAGCAGCACCGCAGAACCAACCACAACAGCAAGCAGGTTGGGGTAATCAACCGCAGCAGTCGCAACAGCAGCCTCAGCAACAGGCACCGATGCAGCAGCAGCCGGGAGGCGGTTGGTCTACTCCCAATCAAGCTCCACAACAGCAGCCACCGCAGCAGCAAGGTGGTTGGAGCCAACAGCCACCAGCCCAAAATAATGCACCAGCTTGGGCAGTTAATAAATAAAAAAGCGGACCAATCAAACTTTGATGGGGGATTAGTCCCCCATCATTTTAAATGGAATGAGAGAAATGAAAATTGTAATAGCTATTCATTGTAAAACTGAATTTATGTTACATTCAGATATTTTAGCTACAATGTTTAGAATTGATTTTGAAGATAACACTTCAAAATTTATACAAATACAGCATCCTGTAACTAATATAACTTTATCTGAAGGTTTGTTTGCATTAGCGGAAGCAATAAAAAATGTTTAATCTATCCTCCAAAGACGATAGAGAAAAATTAGAAGAATTAATTGAAGATGAAATAAACGCTTATTGCGTTACTCTATATGATGATGGTGAGCACCGTAATCATTTAGGAGCATCTATTATTGGTGATCCTTGCTCCCGTCAGCTTTGGTACACATTCAGATGGTGTAAACGTCAAACCTTTGATGGCAGAATGCACCGTCTATTTAATGTGGGTAATGAAGCAGAGCCACGCTTTGCAAGCTATCTAGAAGGTATAGGCTTTAAAGTTATTAGGCTTGATCCCGATACGGGTAAACAATTCCGTATGGTTGGTGTCAATGGTCACTACGGCGGTTCTGTAGATGCTAGATTGATTGCACCAGAACGTTATCAATTAAATAAAGATTTAGTTTTTCTTGGTGAATTTAAAACTAACAATACTGGTAGTGGTTTTACAAAAGTTGATAGTGAAGGCGTAGCTAAAGCTAAACCACGTCACTATGCACAAGCTTGTCAGTATGGATATAAATTTGATCTAGACTATTGTATTTATTTAATTGAAAATAAAAATGATAGTCATATGTATGTAAAAATATTTGAATTAGATAAAAATTATGGAAGGCTTTTAGAAAAGAAAGCAGATGATATAATTAACTCTCCTACACCACCAGCACGAATAAGTGAAAACCGTTCTTACTTTGAATGTCAATATTGTCATTATGAACATTTATGTTTTGATGATGAAAAGGTAGAAAAGAATTGTAGGAGTTGTAAGTTTGCTCAACCTGTAGCAGATGGACAATGGCATTGTCACAGATGGCAAGCAATCATTCCATCTATAGAAGCAATCAAAGCTGGTTGTGATTATCATTCAAGTATAAATGAATAAATGATTACCCTACGTCCTTATCAAGCTGAAGGCTTACAATCTATCTGGAATTACTTTGAACAAGGTAATACAGGTAATCCAATTATAGCTTGGCCTACTGGTACAGGTAAATCTATTGTACCAGCTATGTTTATAAATGAAGTGATGAAGCTTTGGCCTAGCCAACGTTTTCTTGTCATTACTCACGTTAAAGAATTAATAAAACAAAACTTTGACGTGATGATGAAGATATGGTCCACCGCACCAGCCGGTATTTATTCAGCAGGTTTAAAGCAGCGTGACATTCAACTACCAATTATCTTTGGTGGTATTCAATCCATGTATCGTGTTGCTCAAAGATTTGGGCATCGTGATATTATATTTATAGATGAAGCTCACCTTGTTAATGATCACGATAGCAGCATGTATCTAGAATTTCTTGCTGTTATGAAGTTGATCAATCCATATGTAAAAATAATTGGAATGTCAGCAACTCCATTTCGTATGGGTATGGGATATATCACTGAAGGAAAAATATTTACCCACATTGTACACGACTGCACAGGTCTACAAAAATTCAATGAACTGCTAGAGCAAGGTTATCTTTCACCACTTATACCAAAGCGTACTAAGACTGAATTAGACGTAAGCAATGTGAGCATTCAAAATGGCGATTATGTCGGAAGCTCTTTGCAAAAAGCAGTTGATAAAAATGAAATTACATACGCTGGATTACGTGAAGTGGTTGAATATGGTCAAGGTAGACAGTCTTGGCTTTTGTTTGCATCAGGTATCGAGCACTCAGAACACATTGCCGAAATGCTTACCACTTTCGGTGTACAAGCAGCCGCCGTACACTCAAAACAAAAAGCAGAATACAATGATCAATCTATTGAAGATTTTAAATCAGGTAGATTACAAGCGATTGTCAATTTTGGAAAACTAACAACAGGTTTTAATCATCCGGCTATAGATTTAATTGGAATGTTTAGACCTACTCTTAGTATTCCATTGTGGGTACAGATGTTAGGTAGAGGCACTAGACCAGCAGAATATAAAAACAATTGCTTGGTGCTTGATTTTGCAAAGAACACACCACGTTTAGGACCGATCAATGATCCGATCATCCCAAAGAAAAAGGGTGAAGGTACAGGGGATGCACCTGTAAAGATTTGTGAAGAATGTGGTGTTTACAATCATGCAGCCGCTAGGTTCTGCATTAATTGTAATGCTGAATTTCATTTTAAAATTAAGATTGTAAAGACTTCTGGAACAGAAGAATTAATTAAAAGCGATAAACCTATTATAGAAGTCTTTGAAATTGAACGTGCTATTTATGCAGAGAAACGAGCACGTAATGGTTTACCTTATATAAGAACTACATATTATACTCGTGGTGGAATGCAGGCATTTAATGAAAATGTATTTCCAGAGCACGGCGGATTACCAAGACAAAAATTTAAAATGTGGTGGCAACAAAGACATAAGATTGAACCACCTACAACAGCTAGAGACGCTTTAAAGTATATTTCAGAATTACGAGTGCCACGTAAGATAACAGTACACGTCAACAAAGAGCACCCGGAGGTTGTTGGTTGTGAGTATTAAACCGACATTAAGATCAGATGCAGAATGGTTACTCAAAAGCCAATTAATTCCAGCTATATCAGCAATTAAAAGTTTTGGTTATATTTATAAGTCTTGTCTTAACTGTGAACACTTTGATGAATTAAATGGAGAGATATGTAAATTAGCTAAAGCACGACCACCAGCAAGAGTAATTGCTTATGCTTGTGAACGTTGGGTAGATATGGAAATTCCATTTTAGGAGATAAATGAAATGAGTAAGTTTGGAAAACGTTTAATTAAATCAGTTAAGAATGCTAGAAAAACTGTTAAGCCTTCAAGAAATAAAATTATTTCGTCCTTAAGACGATCACTTTCTGAATCTAATTATCTTGTAAAAGATGTAGCTATGTCAGGATTAAAAGTAGGAGATACACTTAGAATTAGATTACCTAACGATTACATGACAAAAGATAATGTTAACGAAGGTGTAATTAAAAATAAAACAAGAAAATTAACTTTGTATCGTGATGATAG